GGCGTGGAGGGGGGAGAACTGCGCGCGCGGGGTGGTGGTTGGCTGGGGGAATGGCATAAAAAAAGCCCGGGGTTGCCGGGCTGGGGTGTTGCTTGAGGGGCGGTGTCAGGCTGTGGCGGCGTCTGGTAGGTCCAGGGTGTAGGGTTTGAAGCTGAACACCTCTTCGCCTATCTGGTCGTTGAGATCCTGGAAGCTGGTCTGCAGGGGGGTGGCCTCATTGGCGGCCCACACTACGGCGGCGGTTCTGGCGTCGCCGAACGCGGCGCCCTGCTGGGGTATGACGCCCATCAGCTGGGGCGGCATGCGGTGGATGGCCAGCTGGTCATCACGGGTTACGTTCTTGATGTTGAGGAATTCGTCCTTTGCCATCACTTCACTGATGGGTATTACCTGTATCCCGTCTTTCTTCCCATTGGGCGAGTAAAGAAACAAGTTCTTGAAGTTGCCCACGCCCTTGGATTCCTTGAGGGCGTTTCGGATGGCGTCAATATCTCCCGACTCTTGGGCGGCGTCGTTGATATAAAGAATGAACCCAGCATGACTGCCGTTCTCATAGTAGCGGCGCCGGAACAGGGTAGCGGATTCATTCAATAGAATCGACTGCAGGCCCGCCAGGTACTCGGGCACGCCATAGATTTCCTGGGCGGTGTCCGGCTCCATCAGGTGCACCAGTTCGGTGTCGAATTCGTTTTTATCCATCCAGTTGGGCACCCACCAGAATGCACCATCCCTGGCCTTTCGGGTGTATAGCGCCGGCGCCGGTTTCAGTCGGCTGATGCGCCCGCCCCTGCTCATGATCGGTTCCAGGTAGGCATTGCCGAACACGCGATAGTCCAGGGCCATGCGGTGGAAGTCTGACCGGCTCAGCCACGGGTGCGGGATGAAGGTGGATTTCAGAATGTTGACCTGCAAGCGGATGGCCGACGCATGATGCACCGCAGCCCTGAAGACTTTATCCAGGCCGAGCAGAGACATGGGCGGCTCATACCACTGGCCGGACCAATAGCTGAACGAATAATCCAGCAACCCGCGGCCATTCAGCACGGGTTCCGGTTCGCCGAAGGTGAAGGCCTCAACGCCGGGCCGCTTCTTTTGGTCAGACATGGTTAGAAAATCTCCAGGATATTGCCGCCGCCTGCATCGCCGCCGGCCTTGATTTCGGATTTATTCAGGGCGTGCAACAGCGCCCATGCCAGATCCCCGTGCCCTACGTCCTCACTGCGCCCGCTGGTGTAGGTGATCGCTGTGCCGCCGGCGGTAACGGCCTTTCTTATTCCCATCAGGGCCATTGTCAGTTCCTTTCCGCCGCCATCGTATTTCAGCCGCCCGTTGTTGATGATATGCACCGCCTTGGCCACCATCATGGATTTGACCGCGGGGGAATAGGTCACCCTGGCCAGGCCTGGGTAAAAGTCTTCGACCAGTTCGGCCACGGCCATGGCTCCCGGGCCTGTGCAGTCCACTTCCAGGTGCTGCACGTTGTAGGCCTGGCACAGCGCCTTGATGCGTTCCGCCTGGACGTGGAACTGCAGATTGTTCCAGCGGATGCGGTCCAGTACCCGGTAGTCGTCGCCGTCTTTCTGAGGGGGCGCCACCACGATGACGCCGGCCCCGTCCCGCGTGCGGCTGGGATCGTATCCAATCCACACCGGCGCCTGACCGATAGGCCGCGGCGCGAACGGCCGGAAGTCGGCCCATTCTTCCCAGGCATCCACCTGGCAGGGCGCCAGCATGGCCATGGTGAACACGCTGGCGGTATCGTCCACAAACTCGCACATCAGCAGGTTCCGGAACTCGGATTCCGAGTACTCCAACCGCAACTGATCGATATCGAACAGATCGCAACCACTGGCCACCGCATCTTCCACGGTGACGATCTGGCGCCACTGGCCGTCCTCACACAGCCGGCCATCCTTCAAAGCCTGATGGCTGACATCAATCTGGATTCGCTGATCGACCGGCCGCCCCTGGTTGAACTGCTCGCCGGACCAAAACGGGTGCGCCTCATGGTTCAGGGTGCTGGGCGTGCTGAAATAGGTCAGCCGCCATTTCTTGTGCATGGCCATGCCGCTGGCCACCTTCCGGAAGGCCTGAAAATTCAGAATCCAGAAATACTCATCCAGATAGACGTTTCCATGGTAGGACTGAGCGGTGCGAAAGTTGGTGCCGAGAAAATACAGGGTGAATTTGCCGTTTGGCCCGTTTACCGTGATCGGGTCACCGGCCAACTGAATATCCAGCTCCAGCTCCACCCAGGCCAAAATATAGGCTTTGAACACATGGGCCTGGGCCTTGGAGGCAGATAGAAAAATCTGATTGCGGCCGGTTTCCAGGCCATCCGCGAAGGCCTCCCGGGCAAAATACCAGGTAGCCCCTATCTGGCGGGATTTGAGGATATTCCGGACCCGCTGGGTGCGCCCGGCAACCCGCCACTGCTCTTGATACCCGAACAGGCCTTCCTTGAAGGCCTTTATCAACTTCTCGGCCTGCTCCTGGGTGATTTCATTCTTTTTCTTGCCGCCCTTGCCCTTGCGCGACCGCCTGGGGTTCAAATCCGCCTCATTGCCGCCGCGGTCGAATTTACGCACCCGTGCGGTGCGCTCCAGGGCCTTGGTGAGTACTTCGATTTCCTGCAGATCGCCGACGGTTTTTTCGTCCTTGCCGATCAACTGCACCAGGCGGGCATCCAGGGCGGTTTCCACGCGCTTGGCCACCGGCGTGCCGTCCCAGTCTCCCCGGTGTTTCCAGCTGTAGACCGTGCCCGGCCGGATGGCCAGCCGCTTGGCAATATCCACAATGCGCCAGCCTTGCCAGTACAGCAGTTTGGCTTCGTATTGTTGGTCGATGGCAGGGGGTGCGGTACTCATGGCCCCAAGCCTACGGCCTGCCCGCCGCCAGCCCTTGCGGTTCCTGGTGTAAAGCCGGGTTTTACACCATCAGGACATTGATAAAAGGCCGCCCCCGGTAGAGTCTCGGAAGCGTCAATGGGTGCTCCAGACGGACACCCGAAACCGATTTTAGCGCACCGCCCAACTGACCGGAGCCGAACCTATGCTGCTTTCCAAATACTACCGCGTGGCCATTGAAGGCCAGACCACTGACGGCCGCAAGATCACGAGGGACTGGATCAACCAGATGGCCGACGGCTACAACCGCACCAAGTACGGCGCCCGCATCTGGCTGGAACACGTGCGCGGCCTGTTTGCGGATAGCGCCTTCCCCGCCCTGGGCGATGTCCACAGCGTGGAAGCCCGGGACGTGGACATAGACGGCGAAACCCGCCGCGCCCTTTACGCTCAGCTGGCCCCCACCGACCAGCTGGTGGCGATGAACCAAAAGAAGCAGAAAATATTCACTTCCATTGAAGTGGACCCGGATTTCGCCGGCACCGGCCAGGCCTACCTGGTCGGCCTGGGTGTGACCGATAGCCCCGCCAGCCTGGGCACCGAGGCCCTGGAATTCAGCGCCAAGCACCCGAATGTCTTCGCCGGCCGCAAACAGCGCCCGGAAAACCTGCTCAGCAAGCCATGGAATCTGAACTGGACTTCACCGAACAGGCCGACGACACCCCGCCGGATACCAGCGCCCTGTTTAACAAAGTCAAAACCCTGCTGGGCCTGGACAACAAAAAGAACGACCAGAAATTCGCCGACCAGGCCCAGGCCATCGAGCTGCTGGCCAATCAGGTAGCGGAACTGGGCAAGCAGGAAGTCCCGTCGGCTGACAACACCCAGTACACCACCATCAAAGCCGCTCACGACCAGCTGCAGGCCGACTTCGCCGCCTTCAAAACGCAGATGGAAGGCGAAGACAAGCCCAAGAAATTCACCCGCCAAGCCGCCGCCGGTGGCACTGGCCAAGCCCTGGCGGACTGCTGACCCAATACCGCCTACACCGCACGAAGCCACCGGAGTTAAGACACCATGCAGAACCAAACCCGCGAACTGTTCGACGCCTACCTTGAGCACATGGCCCAGCTCAACGGCGTGCCCGATGCAGGCCGAAAATTCAGCGTTACGCCCACCATTCAGCAAACCCTGGAAAGCAAAATCCAGGAGTCCAGCGACTTCCTGGGCCGCATCAACGTCATGGGCGTCACCGAGCAGGAAGGCGAAAAACTCGGCCTGATGATTGGTTCCACCATCGCCAGCACCACCGACACCAGCGGCGCCGGTGAGCGCAGCACCCAGGACCCCACCAGCCTGGACAACGACGGCTACAAGTGCACCCAGACCAACTTCGATACCCACCTTCGCTATAGCCTGCTGGACGCCTGGGCCAAGTTCGCCGATTTCCAGACCCGCATCCGCGACGCCATCATTCAGCGCATTGCCCTGGACCGCATGATGATCGGCTGGAACGGAACCAGCCGCGCCGCCACCAGCGACCGCGTCGCCAACCCCCTGCTGCAGGATGTCAACATCGGCTGGCTGCAGAAAGTGCGCACCGCCAAGCCGGAAAACGTCATCCAGGAAGTGGTTCCCGCGTCCGGCGCGGTCAAAGTGGGCGTACTGGCCAACGCCACCAAGGGCGATTTCGCCAACCTCGACGCCCTGGTGTTCGACCTGGTCAACAGCCTGCTTGACCCCTGGCACCGCGAAGCCCCTGGCCTGGTCGCCGTCATGGGCCGCGAACTGCTGGCCGATAAATATTTTCCGTTGATCGAAGCCCACGGCGACACCCCCACCGAGGCCCGCGCCCTGGATGTCATGATGTCCAGTATGCGCGTGGGCGGCCTGCAGGCCGTTCGGGTGCCCTTCTTCCCTTCCCGTTCCGTAGTCATCACCACCCTGGACAACCTGTCCATCTACTACCAGGAAGGCAAGCACCGCCGGGCCATCATCGACAACCCGAAAAAAGACCAGATCGAAGACTACCAGTCCTCGAACGAAGCCTATGTGGTGGAAGACCACGGCGCCTTCGCCGCAGCGGAAAACATCACCCTGCCCAACGCCGACGGAACAGCCTTCGAATAAGGCCGCGGCTGAATCGGCAAACCCAAAACGGCGGCCGGCCCCAACCCGCCGCCGTTTTTACTGAACACCCAGGGGAACAGAACATGATTACACCCGCACAAGCCCACCGCATGCGCATCCAGGCCGCCCAGCTGGACGCCGGCCAGGCCGTCAACGGCCAGCCCAGCGCCTACGAAACCGCCCGCATGCAGCTGGCCCAACACCAGCGCCAGCTGAAAGACATCCAGTCCGTGGAACGCAAGATCGAACTCAAGCGCCAGATCCTGGCCGACTACGCCCCTTATGTGGACGGCGTCCTGGCCGCCGCCCCCGGCACCGACGACGACGTGCTGGCCACCATCATGATTTGGCGCATCGACGCCGGCGACTACCCCGGCGGCCTGCTCCTGGCGGAATACATTCTCACCCACGGCCTGCCCCTGCCCGAACGCCACAGGCGCACCCCGGCCACCCTCGTAACCGAGGAAATAGCCGAAGCCTCTCTGCGCGACACCGAGGCCGTTGACACCGACACCCTCGAACAGGTGGCCGCCCTGGTCGACGACCACGACATGCCCGACGAAGTGCGCGCAAAACTGCACAAAGCCCTGGGCATCCGCTACCTGGTGGAAGACCAGCTGGAAGCAGCCCTGCGCGAACTCAAACGCGCCCTGGAACTGCATGAAGGTTCCGGAGTAAAGAAGAAGATTGAAGAAGTGGAACGGGCCATGCGAAAAACCGCCGACCCCACCGACATCTAAAGCGTTCCCCCCGCCGGCCGGCGGTGTGCGGTGGGAGAACGGCTTAGGCCCGCATCCCCCGCCCCGTCGCACCGGCCCTAATACAGAGGTTTTGCATGCTTGGCCGCTACTTCATGAACCTGCTGCTGGCATTCGACAACACCCTAAACGCCCTGCTGGGCGGCGACCGCGACGAAACCATCAGCAGCCGCCTGGGTCGCATCAAGCGCCACCACGGCGGCGCCATCCCCTGGCGGCGCCCGCTGGCCAAGGCCACCGACTGGGTGCTGGACCGGATCGACCCCGGCCACAGCCTCAAATCGATTGAGGAAGGCGAAGGCACGGACGGCCTGTTCGACCGGCCCGAGGACCTGAAATAATGTCCGCCTTCCTCCCCAACACCAGCACCACCACCAACCTGCAGGCCCACAACCTGGCCTGGTACCCGGTCATAGAAACCGCCCCATTCCGCCAGGCCTACCGGGTACTGCCCGAGGTGCCAGACGACCAGGCCCTGCGCGCCCTGCAGTCCGCCATCCTCAGCACCAACCGCGCCCTGGCCGGCTGGAAGGCCGAGCAGGCCGCCGCCGGCCACGCCACCCTGGCCGACGTACCCGCCGACGCCTACGGCGAACAAACCGAGCTCGAGCTGCACTACAAAGCCGCCGCACGC